AATACATTCTTCCGTGCAAGACATGTAATTAACGGTGATGCTGATATTAAGTTAGGTATGGCTTTTCATATTACACTTAACAGCATTAAGAAAGCATGGCAAGACTTTGAAGGTACACACGTTGTATTCTGCTTAGAAGGTCGTAGTTGGCGTAAGGACTATTATGAGCCTTACAAACGTAATAGACAGGTTGCACGTGATGCACTTACAGAAAAACAGCAAGAAGAAGATGCAATATTCTGGGAAGCCTTTGATACGTTTAAAAACTTTGTAAGTGAAAAAACTAATTGTACTGTGCTACAACACAGTGAGCTAGAAGCAGATGATTTGATTGCAGGTTGGATACAGCAACATCCAGATGTAGAACACGTTGTTGTTTCTACAGACACAGACTTTCAACAACTTATTGCACCTAATGTAAAACTGTATAACGGTGTGCAAGAAGTAACAACTACACATGAAGGCTACTTCGATAAGAAAGGCAATCATGTTATTGATAAGAAAACTAAAGAACCTAAGACAGTTCCAGATCCACAGTGGTTATTATTTGAAAAGTGTATGCGTGGTGACACTAGTGACAACGTGTTTAGTGCATATCCTGGTGTACGTAAGAAAGGTACACGAAACAAAGTTGGCTTACTAGAGGCTTTTGAAGACAAAGACCTTAAAGGCTACAATTGGAATAACTTAATGCTACAGCGTTGGGTTGATCATAATGGTGAAGAGCATCGTGTTCTTGATGATTATGAACGTAACAAAGTACTAATTGATTTAACAGCACAGCCTGCAGAAGTAAAAGAAAAGATTACAGGTACTATTAAAGAATCAATTGATGCTAATAAAGATATTAGTCAGGTTGGCGTAAGACTTATGAAGTTCTGTCATTTGTATGATTTAAAGAAAATATCAGATCAAGCACAAGCATATGCTGAACCATTAAATGCGAGGTATACAGTATGACAACAGAATTTAAAGCAAAGCCAGTTTTAGAAGATAAATTTTGGATAGTTGAACAATCAGGACAAAAGATTGGAACACTTAGAAAGAACGAAGATAAATTTGTTTTCAGTAATGAACAAGGTGTAAAGTTTTATCATAGTAAAAAAAGCATTTTAACTGATTATGGTAAGGACTTTTTTGTTGCTAAAATTATTAAAGAAGCAGATGATTCTGAACCGAATGAAGTACATGGCTTTAAGTGTAGCACTAAGCCACACAATTCTATGTATGATATACAGAAACGTTTGCCATTATTTACAAAGAGCAGAGATTCAAAGAGCTTGTATTGTTCAGGTTATTATGTTATTAAATTTGAGAAAGGTTGGGTTAAATCTTTCTGTCCGAAGCTCATTACCCTCCAACGGTATGCGTATAAAGGGCCATTTAAGACTGATTTAGAGATGAAACAGGTACTATCTAATGTCAACAAATAACCTTCCGCAATCACTTCCTACCATTGAAAAGATACTACAACGTATCGCAGTTGCGGAGAAATCACAGCAAAAAGACATCAGAATAAGCATACAAGAAGCACGTTCACTAACACTTGAACTATCTATGTTTACGTCTAAACTAGGCACTGTTGTAGCGTCTATAGATGAACAATTGAAGCAGATCAAGCAGAACAGTGAACAAGTTGAAGTTAAATTTGAAGGCGGTCAGTTCTAAAAAGGGATAAATATATACGTAGTTAATTAAAAGGATTACGTATAATGAGTAGACCAAAACCAACAGTGCTTCTCGAACATGTGAATCGAGAATCATATAAGACAGAACAGATATTAGAGAGCGAAGCAATTTGGGCGGTCTTTTATAAAGGAAAGCCGTTTAACTTAAAAAGCGGAAGTATGGTATCGAGCTATCCTGGACCGAAGTATAAAAAAGTATCGTTTTCTAATCCTGGACACGCTAGGAACCTAGCAAAAAAACTAAATGCATTATTTCAATGCGAGGACTTTGCGGTATATACACTAACTTCTGGAGCGAAAGAAGAGTAATGACACATGGATCAAAAGGACAACTATACCAAAGTATTTCTGAAAGCCGCTGATCAGCCTTTTGACACTCCCGATATAAAGAACAAGAGAACATTATGGTGGTATAACATTCGTGATGTTGGCGGTTTACGTCTAACGGAAGAAGCAATAACACATATTGAGCAAATAGCAAAAATCAAAACCTACAAAGTAGATTTCCCAAAAGAGTTTAAAATAGTACCTAAAGTACTTTTATGGCTTGACAACTTCATCGAATCACCGTATTATATAACTAAGAAATCAATAACTGTACTCAAAGAAAGGTCTGCTTTTGAGTTGTACTTGTTTAGCGGAGATATCAGTAAAATGGGTTATAATAAAGCATTATCCAAACGTTTATCTGAAGAAACTGCGGACCAAGAATAACAATCATTAACATAGCATATAATAAATATTAACAATGATAGAACTTAATCCACTAGACGTACTACGTTCAAGAGAACTTAAGGCTATGCCTCCACACTTTGCAAAAGCACAAGTTTCGGAGACAGAGCGTTTTGATCGTAGACTTTATGATTGGGTAAAGTCTAATACAAGTGGTAGGTATTGCATTAATGTATATCCTACTGCTAAAGAAAAAACTTTTAAGTCTGTAACTTTTGTAGGCTTTGAAGAAGAGAAAGAACTAACATATTTTATGTTAGCATGTCCATACTTAAGGAGAAACTAGAATGGCTGAAGAAAATAAAACGCCCGAAGTGGCAACTGAAGAAACAGCGGCACCTACAAGTGGTCCTGTTCCTACACCAGGTGTAGATCAAAATGCACCTGCGGCTGGTGATCCAGCAGCACCTGATCTTAACATTAGTGACCTTAATGCAGTAAAAAGCATTATTGAAGTTGCTACACAAAGAGGTGCATTTAAAGCAACTGAACTAGAAGCAGTTGGAAAAGCATTTAATAAATTAACAGCATTTTTAGATCATGTTGTTAAACAACAACAGGCTGCTGCACCTGCTGCACCTGAAGGGGGAACCAATAATGGCTAAAGACGTAAAGCACGTTGGTAAAATGACCAATACAGGTGATAAAGTTGCCGTGGTGTTTAGAACTATTCCTGGTGAATCAAACCAAGCATTAGTACTACCGACCGCAACATTACCTGATATCTATCATGACAGTTTAATGAAACTGATCGAAACAGATCAAGCTCAAGAAGCATTTGAACTTGGTGAATTTATGTTTAGGAATTCATTTCCAGACGGAAGACCAATGTTACAAGCAATGCAGGCTGATGACAGACTTGTAAAAGTTGATACATCTAATGTAACAATGACTCCAAGTTCTGTTTCAACAATTCCGTTAAGTGAACTTAACAGTTTGATTGCAGAGCAAAAAGGTGTTCCAGTAGATGAGTTACACAAATTTGTAAGTGGTGCACCAGAAGCCGCTACAAATCCAGAGGCAGAAGCACCAGCACAACCTGCTACTGCTGCTCCGGAGGTGCCACAAGCACCAGATAACGGTGTGCTAAGTGATGAAGATCTTGCTAAGTCTTATCGCTCACAAGCAGATAGATTAAGTAAAGAAGCCGCACAACTAAGACGCCAAGCAGAAGAACTTGTTCCAACAAAGAAGAAGTCTAAAGCAAAAGTGTCAGAGAGTGCCTAGTAAGCATTACTTTAAACCACCGAAACATCTGGTCAAAGAGTGGCCAGAAGTTTTTGATGACCTCTACATGAACACAATGCCTGTTGCATATTTAGATGCAATGATTTTAGAATTTAGTGACGGTAGAGTTTGGGAGATTGATGTTAAAGAACATCTGCAGGCAGATGATCCAGATAGTGTAGCAAAGAAAATGTTACAAACTATGAATGAGTATAAGGATACTATTAAGAAAGTAGACTTTAAAATTAATGTTGATCTTCTAAAGAAAGAAATAAAAGATCGTACAGATCAGATATTGTAGTTTCTCATAACTAGAGAGTTAGTAGTAATACTAGCTCTCTTTTTTTATCTTGTATTTCCGTAATGAATAACTTCGTGTTTGTCCGATGTGTAAGAACGCCACGGATCAACTACAACCGAATCTTCTGATAATCCTACATAAAGCTCTGGATGAGCTAAAAGAACACAGGCTCTAAAAGGTCCTGGATCAGCACCATACACTAATGGATCAACTTGCATAGGATTGAAGCCGTACTCTGTACAATATTGTGCAACTAGTAAAGCGTAACTTCCGTCAATGTAAGGTACACCTGGCTTATATGCAATACCATTAATAAGAATAGGAAGTTCTTTTTCTTTTGCAATCTCACATAGTTTTGTTGCAATGTTTTGTGCTTGAACTTCTCTAGCGTTCATAACAGCATCAAATATATCATAACCAAGATCTAATTTCTTTGCCATATACCTAAGTGCAATATTATCTCTTGGATGACAACTGCCACCATCGCCCATTCCTGCTTTCATATAACTTGGACCCATAATACGCTGTGTACTTTCTGCAAGTGCTTTAGTAACTACATCAACATTAATGTTACCTTGTTTTTCTGCAACATCTTGTATCATGTTTACAAGTCCAATTTTTGTACTAATAAATGTATTGTAAAATACTTTAATACATTCACATTCGTCCCATGTACCAATTACATAACGTGGATTGTTTTCCATGCATGTGTTATAAAAATCTCTAAGCTCTTTAGCATCGCCTGTTTCGGTACCATCTTCTGTACCTATCATTACCATTTCAGGATTGACCATATCCCAAGCAACTGTACCCATAGCAATCAAATAAGGATTATAAACAAAACGTGTATTAGTTACTAAAGGAACAAACTCACGTCTTACTGTTCCAGGTAATACTGTACTAATAAGCACAAGCATTTGGTTTTTATTCATATACTTGTTTGCTTCTTTTAAACAATCAATAACAATATCATATTGAAAGTCTTTAGGTTCTAAATGTGCTGTAGGTGCTTTACCATCGTAATTTGGATCATGTGGAGTAGGTACTGCAACAAATACAATGTCTGCTACTTCTGCTACTTCTTTAATTGTTTCTTCTACAATAACATAGTCGCTGTCTAATGATTTGTCCACATCATAACCAAGTACAGCATGGCCTTTTTTGGCAATTACTTCTGCGCAGGGCATACCCAATTTGCCTAGTCCAATAAATCCAATTTTCATTTATTCTATCCTTTTTGATTATCGTTTGTATTTACAATTCAGTGTTAAAACGCTGTTTAAGCCTGGCTTTTTACGCTGATACACAAGTAATGCTTATGTGTGTTAACCACGCTGTATGACGCTTAAAATGCGTTTTAGACGCCTAATTCATAGGCTTTATTAAGTAGTTTCTCCCTTGTAAAACCCTATAATTATATTGTGCAATCTCACGTACTTTGGCATGCCAATTTCTAAATTCTAATCCTTTTAAATTACACAATCTTTCAATTTCATTTACAATTGCTATTGCCCTATCTCCGTGGTCTTCAATTTTATCGTATTCTTCATTTATGTAAGGATGATAA